GTTCATCCTTGACACAAGCTTTGAAAATAGAATAACATCTCTTGCCAGAAAGCAAAATTTGTTCCATATTTCTCATTTCTTCAACGATCATAGGATGAGCTTCAGCTGGGCATTGGAAATCCGGATAGTCCAACGGATCCAATAGTTCAATCATCTCTCTTTTAGGTCCAGAAAGTGGATAACCTTTTGAAGTACCTTTAGGCATAGCATCAATAAACCGCTTGCCATCTTTACCACAAAGTATTTCCATATCTGACAAGGGACTCAATTCAGAAAGAACCCACAGCTTGAACTTGTCGCGTTTAAACACATCAATAAGACCATCTACATAATCTTTGTAAGCTGCTTCAACGAGGCTGCCTTCAATCCCTGCACTAGGATTGGCTGAATAGGCCAAAGATGCTTGCCACATCCTGGTTCTATGAAACTTTGGAGGACCATGTTGATTCTCGACTCCAGTTACTTCAGCAACGGCATCTGAGATGGGTGTTTTACGCACTTTACTCTTAGTATGGGAAACTCTCCTACCATCTTGACCAAGATACTCGACATTACTGCCGATTGGCAAATAATTGACAGGGGATTTCTCATGAATATCCTGAGTAACCAATACTTGTTTTTCATAGCGAGTAGTGGGAAAATCACCGTTCACCGTGGAGGGAAAAGCACCTTTCCATTCCTTATGTGCTTTATCCCACACTTCCTGAATTTCCTTTTGGGTAACAGTCAAAGCTTTCCCTTTGGGTGAATCTGGAATACCACGTAAGTGGACACCTCCTATGCATTTACGTGCAAAATTGGCAACTACAACACCCATGCATAGACCTGTAAAAGTGTTGTAAGGTAACTCATAATCGTAACCTGCTCCTCCGGATTTAGAATCCTTAGTGTAAGTGATACGAATAGGATCTGATCTCAAGGAACCGTCACCATTCTTATACAAGAAATGGCCGGATCCAGAAGCTGTAATCTTATCAGGAAACAAGTGACGAATGTCAGCAAAGACACCTCCAGAAGCAATATTAACGAGGCACAAATCCTTCCCTGGGATGGGAATCATATAATTGGCACTCACAATAGCTTTGAAGGTAGAGTTTAATTCAGATGGATTTTTGCGAGTAATAAGTGCTTTCATATCCTTACGATTCTTGAACACGTGCAAAGGCATCATGAATATGTTGCCTCCAAGGGCAAGAACATCACATTTCTGTTGAAATCCGTTCTCAACGAAAACCCCGTGACATAGATTAGCTTCAATCTTATTTAAAACCTGTTCACACGTCATTGTGGCTGATTTATCAGTTACGTGAAGTTCTGCAGCAACAGCTGTTGCCCAAGGATTAATTTCAGCATCTCTCTTCTTAATGTCCTCGAGACTCTCGGGGACAAGAGCAGATTGCTGTAAGGCGACTGCAGTACGGAAAATACCAGTGAATTTGTAAATAACTCCAGCAATAGCACACATGCTAATAAAAGCTTTAGTCTTACTTTCTCTAATTGATCGGAAAACTTCAATAGTGGCGTCTTTACGCGACACCAATTCATTC